TGATGCTCGCTGGGTGTAATTCCCAGATGGTCCTCGATCCTGCGATTCGTCAACGGGTGGAGACAGGGGTGGCGACAGCCGCGGACAAGGCACAAGCTGGGCTAGTGCAGATTTGTAACAACTACAAACTTGCCGATGCGGTGTTTGATGCGGTGGCCCTTAGTGGAAAGATTCCACAGCGATATCTTGATGCTGAGGCTCAGGCCGTGGCTCTCCTCGACCGTACTTGTGCCAACCCCCCGGCCAACATCCAACAAGCCTACAACACAGCTCTTGATGCATATAGCACAGCACTCGCAATCAAAGCACAATTCAAGAAATAGGTGGAATGATGGAAGAAGATATCTCCGAGGGCTCTGGACTGTTTGCCCAACTTGCAAGGAAACTCGATGCGATTGATGCAAAACAAGACAATCTCTCGGAGCAGTATCATCAAGCTGTCGTTGCGATGACCCGGATGGAAGAATGCCAGAAGGTCATGCACGCTGGTATGCTCGAAGGAAAAGATAGGTTCTCAAAGCACGACGGACGAATCGAATCGTTGGAGAAATCTAGGGATCGGTTGAATACTATCTGGGGTGTATTGGCTGGGTTGTGGGCTTCGGCAATTGGTTTCGGTGTCTGGATTTATTCGAACTTCACCATCACACCGAAGCCACCACATTAAGTCTTCGGGGCAGAGTACCACCGGAACTTGGTGGCCTTATCCACGCCCCGAAGATCAATCTGCCCAGACTTTTCCAGAATCTCTATGGTGCGTAGTACACTGTGGATTGGTATCCGCTCTGCTGCGAATCGAGTGATTTTCTGCTCGCTAACTCCCATTCCCTTATCGTTGATCCGGATAAAGTGAATGATTTCCTCCATGGCCTGAGCATCAGCATTTGTTGCACCAGCCTTGAAGATTTCACCCATAGTGCCCTCGGCTTCGAGGAGCCATCCCATTGCCCGGTTGAAATCAGCACGAGTGAGGATGAGAGCATTGGAACGATCAATTGCTGATACCATTGAAAGTTTATAGAGGTGTGTACGACGACGAGTGACGTAATGAACGAGTTTAGGGTGTCCTGGAACGGGGGGTTCGCCCAGTTGACGCCAGTTATTAACCGCATCTCGATATTCCGCAGTAACCTCAAACTGCCCAATAAGGCCGTTGATGATAGCAATGTCATGTTCAAGGTCTGTGGTATCGCGCTTGTCTTCTGGTGCGAAGTCATCTCCAATAATCCTTTCGTCTGAGAATACCATGATTAGGCGGGAGGTAAATCCTTGACCCCATGCCTTCTCTGGCATCAGGTCGGTGAGGTTTTGCGGGGTGGTGCCGCAGAGGATGTTGAGTTGGGGGCTTGCGATCTTGATCTTGAGTTCGGATGTGCGGCGGACTTGTTGGTACGGAGCAGGGTCATAAAAGGCGGATAAGCCGTCAATCATTTCGTTATCGTATTTGTGGATAAAGGCACCGAGTTCGTCCGCGCAGATGTACATGGAATTGTATTCGAGTTGGTCTTCGTTGGGCCGGATGATGTTGCGTTTGGAGAGGAGGAGGGTATCAACCAACGATGCGAATGTCATGGAAATTGGTGCGAGGTGGAAGTCGGGGATTTTCTGTACGATGTGTCGGGCCTCGGACATGGTGCGGGATTTGCCCACACCCGGATGCCCGACGAGGAACGCGAATAGGTTTGGGAACAGTGGTCGGGAGGTGGTTACCCAGACCTTCTGCTCAAGCACCGCAGATATAGTAGTAATCGCCGCCCACTTACGGAAGATTTCCGGGGCGTGGAGATTTTTAGTTTCCGCGACGAATGACTCGATCCAAGATTCCAACTTGCGCTTGCCGCTTCCGGCTGTCGTGCCCGGTGTAATCTTTGAGCCCGTTCGGATTTTTATCGGGGTTGCCATAATCGTAGTCGCCCTTATTCCAGCCTACTTTGCAATCGTATGGGATTCGTAGAGTACGGCCCCTGTTGAGTTCCACAGGAATGACGAGGTTCGCCATGATCTGTGGGATGATTTTGTCTTCGAGATGTTCGGGGTACATGAAGGTCAGGGCGTCGTGGTCGTGCATTACAATCGCGGCTATGTCTTGGCGCCAGATGTTGAGCATGGCTTGGTTGACTAACTCAGCGAGACTGGACTGAGGGTCATATGCAATAGCCTCCCGGAGGGTAGCAGGATCGTTCCTGCGCCCGAAGAACCAACGTTTTCGTCCAAGAAGGCTAACAAGGAATCCATGTTTGCGAAGTTGATCGTCAACATGGGCTTGCCACTTTTGGTGTGCGGGAAAGGCATTGAAGTACTTAGGTTGGAAATCTCGTACAATGGAGATATCGAGCTTGGCTTGTTCGGAGAGGGTTTGGGGCTGGCCACCGTAGTTGCTTCCATGTCCAAGTTTCTTGCACATGAAACGGTAAGTGTAATGGCGATAGTATGGTTGCTCTGCGATATCTTTATCTCGTTTGAGGTCACCGGTCCAAGGGAGATTAGGCCAGCAAATGCGAGCAACTGCTGTGTGAGGGTCTCCAGATTCACAGGCGTCGAGATATCGTCCGTCATTGAATAGGTTCCATTCGATTGCGCCGACAGCGAATGATTCGCCCGACTTGGCATCACATTTTGCGAACTTCATTCCGGGATCGGCAATGAAAATGGATCGCAGACTTTCTTCAATATTTTGAAGATTACCTCCGGTTCCGAACTCGGATGCGGAAGACGAGAACCTACCTGTTGAAGTGCCTGCAATATTATATGAGCTTCGGATTCGTCCATCAGGATCGATCGCTGTTCTGAGGACGGAGATTTTGTCTCCAAGGGTTGTGAGAAGATTGATATGGGAGACGAGTTGTTGGGCGATGGGGTAGACGGCGAGTTTTTCTCTAGCGGCACGGTCAGTCGTGGGGCGACCTTGCTTACGAATTGGTGGTATTCCAAGATTGTCATAGAAGAGCTTTCGTAAGTCAGCGTGACTACGCCAGTTGAACGTCTCCAGACCAACCCCTTCAAAAACAATACGATTGAGTTGACGCTCGACTCGTTCCATGATTTCAAAATACTCGTCGATGACTTCTGATTTTCGTTGGTCATCTACCAGCACTCCTCTGCATCGCATTTCTAGGGTTGGGGCTTGTAAGGCTTTGGAAAATTCGTAAGTGGCTCGGGTGTGTTCATCGAGTTGTGGATGGAGAGCTTCGAAGACATCGGAGGTGACACAACAGTCGAGGCCGTTGTAAACGCACTCACGTTCGAAGTCGGTTAGGGAGGCTGGGTCCATTTCGTGGGTTTTAATAATCTTCATAGTCGATATCTTCCTCTCCCACACAAAGATCACATGCTTCACAATACCAACCGCCTGACATTATACCCACACTGGGATCGTATCCTTGGTAGGTATCACTTATGTCTTGGTCGCACTTAGGACAGTAGACTGTTTTCATTTCAACGGCTCCCAACCATTCGGACCATAGTAACCAACCTGTTGCTTTGGGTGCATCATGATTGGTGGGTTGATTACGCGTTGGATGAATTCTTCCTGCATGAATGGCGCCCAAGTGGAACCGTAGATACGAAAGTTATCCATTTGCGATTTCATTGTCGCAGCTATTTTCTTCTCGGTTTCCCGCTTCCATCGCCAGATATCTTTCCATTCGGAACGGGTGGTGGTGCGAGGGAAGGCGGATGGGTCGAAGGATAATTGGATCATGCGTCCCTCTTAATCGTTTCGTCTTTCTTCCTCATATGCTTCCAGCTACCTTCGTCGGAATAGATCGAACCAAGGTACCCAAGACCCTTCAATGCTTCCGGTTGGAGTGCGTGCTGTAGTAGCATCGTGTCCTCCGCAGCGTTCATGGTTTTGATTCCGTAGGCCCGCCAGAGGAAGGCGATGTCGTAGGCTCCATTTTGAAAGAGCTTAGGGGTACTGGGATCGAGGAGAATGCTTCGGACAATCTTCCAGCATTGTATCTCAAGTTCCTTAGTCCCCCAATAATTTCCGTTCTTTGTACGGGAGTCATCGAAAGGAATAACGATTGCGACTCTTGGGGAGGGAGCAAAACCAATGCAAGTAATTCGTGACCCACTTGTTTCAATATCCACAGAAAGGAGTTTACATCCTTTAATGAATTCCTGTTCGAATCGAATAATGTCATCCAAACTGGGCTCAATCCAAATTTCCCGTTCTGGTCTAATGATTCGGTCACTGGCGCTTTCCCTCTTGGCTTTCATTAAGTCTGCGATTACAGTCGGGCGTAGTTCCCACTGGCGGTTCACTGCGGATGGATGGTAGGTTGGGAGGAGTTTAAACCCTGCGACGGTGTGGGTAGATTCAAGGGTTGTCCCCCTAATCTTCATTATCCCCGTCCGCCCGGCCAAAGCCCAAAGAGCAGTATTCCCAAGGCATACAACCAAATTAGGATCACGATCGAGGATCTCACGACACAGCCGATCAAGCTCTGGTTCGAATTCGGTTCGGACGTATTTGGATTTGAGCAGTGGTGGGTATCCTGG